TGTGTCTTTTCCGCAAATGCTGCAAATCTTGGATCCTGCACTGACTGATACACTCACTTCTTTTTTTATGCCTGCATCAATTTCACGTATAAGATCACTGTTTCCATCTGTTTTGACCATATATGCATAAGCAAAAAGCGATGTATATGCTTCTCCAGCTTCTGTAATATTTCCTTCTTCAGTTATAATTTCAGTCTGAAATATTCTTGCACTTTGCTTTTCGCCCGATGGATTGTGGTCAAAAATGCCTGTCTTTCCAATGAATAATTCTTTCATTTCTTCCAGTGCGTCAAGAGAAAATCTCTCACAATCACGGTCAATTTCATTGTCACACAGCCTTACTCTAAATATGTACACCTCATCCGCCGTAAGTTCACGGCGGGTAAAGGTGTTTAGCTGTGTGAGCATTTCAGGGGTAATATCCATAAAATGCTCCTCCTTTTTTAAGCCTTGGTCAAAATATGTACAGCATCTGTCATAATAGTACGGAATCCTGTCTGAATTGAAATAGTAATAGTAGAGAGCTGATTGTCTATGATCTTGTCTGTTTCCATTATCAGATCAGTGCCGGTTACCATTTCTAGAGCAAAATCCTTGTCGATGCCGATAATAGTCTTATCATCAAGCTGGGCTGTTTTCAAAATTCTTGCACCAAATGGAAGCATAGCTTCACCCGGATTTTCAGAAGAGCTTTCAAGCATCTGATCCATAGTAAGAATATTAGCAAGTACAGCCGGAGATGCAAGGACTGTATTAAGATTAAAGTCCTTAAATTTGCCGCAAAGATTAGCCAAGTCGCTGTATGTAAAATTAGAGCCGGATGCGGAAGTAGATGAACCGGAATTTGTTTTCAATACATTTACAGCAGCCTTTACAATGGCATTGCCAAGCTTTACGCCAACGCTTCTAAGCATAACAGCAAGAACATCAAGTCGCTGTTTTCGTATAGCTTCATAAGAAATATGAATAGCACGTGCATATTTATTAAGTGCAAGAGGTGATGTCTGTTCAGTTATTTCTGTAATAGGAATAGCATTTTTCTGAGAAGTTGTAGTATCATATGAAGCATTGTCATTTATAGCACAGCCAAGATACTGAGATGAACTGCAAATAGTATGAACTGCTGATATATCTGACATAGCAGAACTGTCAATTCCCTGTTTGATTGCTCTGCGAATAAATTCAGGGAAAAGCACAGCACTTTCGGTTGATGTAAAGAACTTTTCTACACGGTCACATTCTGAACCGCTTATGCGTATATCAAAACGCTTCAGCTGACGTTCATATGCGTCAAGCTTAGCGAGTGGTGTATCTGCGTACTGATTTGATGGGTCAAGAGCTTCCAAAGCTTCAGTAAAGCTTTTATCTGACAGATGATAAAGACCCTTTTCAAGACGAACATTATTATACATAAAAAAAATCTCCTTTTTAATATTTAAATATTTTGATATAATTAAACGTTTTTATTTTTAGTTTTGATCATTATCTGATGATCCTTCTTCAATTCTATTTTCGATTTCCAAAGCTTGAGCATTTTTCAGTCTTGCATCAGCAAGTTCTGTTTCATCCTGCAAGCTTATATTGCTCCACAGAACCTCTACTTCAGCATCAGAACCTTGGAGTCCAAGGAATACTTTGCCTATTTTTGTAAGTACAGGTGTAAGCAGCCGTCTGTAATATTCAAGCTCGGATGTAAGAATATCTGCCTGCTGGCTGCTCATTCTTTCTGTACTGCTCCAGTTGAGTCCTAGCAGAAATTGAGGAATAGACAGCTTTGCAATGATTTGTTCAAGCAGCTGTCTTACAGGAACTTCTGTAGACATAAGTTGATTTTCTGCACCGATTACTTTTATTTCAACATCTCCTGCACAGATAAAATCTCTCACTTCACCATTTGACGCAGCAGCCATGCCGTCACTCCATTCCCTTGCAATAGCAGCAGCACGTTCACCGGCATATGCACGGTCGGAAGGGTCATTTCCGGGTTTATATATTACAGCGTAGCGGACATTTCCGGAACGCTCATAATTTTGTCCAATGCATTCATAAATTCTCAGCAGTATATCTGATAATGACGGTAAACCACGAAGAAGAGATGTTCCATATATTTCTCCGGCAGCAGGTGATAGTGCTGTAAATAGTATTCTTTCAGGATGTGGCAGAGGTATTAGTTCATCGCTGTTTTCATTTTTAGGATAGAAAAATTGACAGCTGCCCGGAACTTTACCTGCACGTACTATGATTTCTGAAGGTTCAGCACAAATGAGAGCTGAAAGGCTTTTTGTTTTAGGGTCAATGCACATTTCGCCAAGACCGTTTCCATATGTTATCATACTGTCGAGATACACATCAGCAAATTATTGAAGTGAACTCATTGTATGACCTACCGGAATATTTTTAGCAAAATAATCAAGGCGTTTTTGAAATGTTTTATCACTGCATTTAAGTTCAAAGCTTCCTGTAAGACGAACTATCTTTTGAATGGCAGCGTCCAGTATAGGCACGGCTTGTCTAAGGCTTCTATATAGTCTTATTTCATAGCTGTTGTCATTGCAGTTAAAATCATGACTTTTGCATTGTCTTGGAGCAGAATATAAGAGTTGTTGATTTTTTTGTTTTTCAGGCGGATTTCTTTTGCGAAATAAACTCATTTTATAATATGTGTCCTTTCTTTTTTATTTTCTTCTTGCACTATAAGCAAAGAAGCCGCTCATTTTATCACCTGCAATTTTTGCCATTACGAAATATCGCATATCGTCCATTGCATGGTCATTTTCTTTTTTAGGAGCGTCACTGTATGAACCTTCGTCCCAACAGTAGAGAGAAAATTCTCTGATAATATCATGACATGATGGAGAGATCATAATTTTCCCAGAAGTAATAGCCTCACTTGTCCGCTGTATTCCCACAAGAACACGATTGTCAGCCCTTAGAACTTTAAACCTTCCGTGTCTTTCGATACAAGCTATCATACTTGCAGCAGATGGGTCTATTATAATGGTTTTAATGGGAAATTCACCTGCCAAGTTGCAAAGTTCCCTGTAATGCTCTTCATCAGTACGTGAAAGGCCTTCTTTTCTGGCGTCATAATAATATTCTTTTAGTCTGTACCATACATCGCCGCATTTACCCCACAAACCAAAGGAGGAGGGATTAACAGTTCCATAGTCGCAAGAAATGCAGTATTCAGTACAATCATCTACAGGCTCAGCAATATGCTTGTTTCTGTTGAACATTGGATAGACAAGGCCGTCTGTTCTTGTCCATTTTCCAATAACGAATCTTTCATAAAACACACCTGAATAAAGACGTTCATATCTTTTGCGAATATCATCAGTTAGTGAAGGATTGTCATTCATTGTAAAGTGAAGATAGAGGGCATTTTTTTCATCTTTTTTGCATATCCATTCACGATAAAACCAGTGAGCAGGATTTTCAGGGTTACAGTTAAACCAGAGTTTAGAACCTGTAACAGAACATCTTGCTATAGCCTGTTCTACAAATTAACGTGGCATAAGTGCGACTTCATCAAGCAAAACGCCGGACAGTGTCATACCCTGTATCAAAGAAGCACTGCCTTCGTCTTTTCCGCCAAAGAAATAGAATCTATTACAGCCAATTCCATCTAATGAAATATCGACATAATTAGCACTTGGCTTTTCAATACAGTTAAATCCAAGACTTTTGACAGTACGTATAAGCGGTACAACAACATTTCTTTTAAGAGAAGTAATAGTTTTTCCGCATATTGCAAAATCTGCTCCATCAAAGCTTGCAGCAGCCCAAAGCACGAAACCAAGCGACATACAAAGTGTTTTTCCGCTTCGTACAGCGCCATCGCATATTATAGCGTCAAAATATTTTGTTTCCGGTTCAGCCCACCATTTTAGAGCGGTTTTCTGCTTTTTTGAAAATGGTTTAAATATCATTTTTTTCATCATCTCCTGCAAGTGCATTCAGAAGACTTTTAGCAGCAGATCTTTGATCGGCACTTCCAGCATATTCCATCATTTTTTCAAGTGCTTTCTGCCTGTCGAAAAATTTTACTTCAACGCCGCCGCCTTTTACACGTTTCAATTCAGAAACATTGAATAAGTCCAGCTTCATAAGCATATCTTCAGTAACAGGTTCTTCACTTAGAACCAGAAGAGCAGCATCTCTTGTATCTCCAAAAGCAAGTCTTTCAAGTCCTGACATAACTTGATTTCTTGTTTCGGAAGAAAAAATATTTCTCAATTGAGAAATAAGCTGATTGTACTTTTTCTTTTTCAGTATTTCCATACCCCACTCAAGAGCGTTGCTTCTGCTACATCCTGCCAT